TGCCAAAAAGCCTCTGCAGAGCTGGGCTGGCAGGATGAGTACGGATTCGGAGACCTTCGTGAACGTGCGCTTGAGATAGAGAAGGCCAAGATGGACGGAGGTGCTGACCATGAGGCTGGTTGATGGCGATGAAGCATTGAGACTGTTTGGCGAAGCATATGAGCAAACGAAAGAATTGATAGACAACGGTGAAACTCAGCTTGATAATCTTGCCGAGGGATTTACAGAAGCAGATCACATAATCAAGTATGTTCTTCCAACCGTGGATGCCGTGCCGGTGGTGCGGTGCAAGGACTGCAAGCACCTTGTCGCGGTCAACGTCAACGGGAAAGGAATCCCCACCTGTCGAGTGAGCGGCATGGAGGTCGCACCAGACGAATTTTGCAGCCGCGGAGAGAAAGGACGGAGGTGACAACGATGCGAAATTCATGTAAGGACTGCATCTATTACCACAAAGAGAACAGGACTTGCCAATCGAAAAAATGCGCTACTGGCGGCAGCGGAAAAGTGTCTTGGGTTGATAGACTGTTTTGTTCTCCATGCAAAAAGAATGGAGGTGCTGACCATGAGGCTGATTGATGTTGATGATTTGGGCGTGGGCCGGTGCAGCAGAGATGTTGTCCCTGCGGTGTATTGTGCTGGTTGGAACGGCTTACTTGGCTTAATCGAAAAAGCCCCCACCGTGGATGCCGTGGTCGTGACGCGGTGCAAGGACTGTGTACACTGGAATGATGACCCCGATACTTATGGGGCAGATGACGGCCCGAAAGGCAAATGTATGAAATCATTTGAAACGATGTGCGCAGATGACTTTTGCAGCTACGGCGAGAGAAAGGACGGCGGGGATGGCTAAACAGTCGGGATACTTGCAACGCTGGGAGGCGGAGCTGGATGCCACCTTCAACGCCGGGGCGGCGATGGCAATGCAATTTGCCATGGACACGCTCCAGATGGCCCTCCACCAGACGGAGGGCTGGGGCTACGATCGGATCATGCGGATCACCCATAACTGGATTGCTGTTCAGCGGGAGTACAAACCGGCGCTGGACTGCCGGAACCCGGCGGCGGACGTGTGTCAGGAGCACATGGACCGGGTGCTAAAGGAGATCATCCGGGATAAGGCGGAGCTGATTCCGCACGCTGAGCGGTACAAAGATTTGAAAAAAGTGACGTATGGAGGACGGAAATGAAGATCGGGCAGACGGTAGAGGCGAAGTTCAAGACGCTGCCGGTGGAGCGGGCGAAAAGTGAGCGGTCAAGCGTGGAACTGTGCCCGATGCGGACGGGGAGGGTGACATGGATACACCCCAAGGGACGGTTTATCACCGTGATGACCAAAACCCTTGGCGGGGACGTGACGGAGAACTTTTTGCCCGGAGAGGTATGGGCAGTCTGAGAAAGGGGGCGGAGGACATGGCAGAGACACTTGTAAATTTTGTGCTCCTGTTTGCGGCGGCGGGCTTTGCAATCCATGAGGCGAGCAGAGGGAATATTGCCATGACGGTATACGCCTGCACGATGCTGGCGCTGTTTTCTTTGCTTTGGAAGATGGAAAGCATCGAACGGCGCCTGAAACGGCTTTGCGAATTGCTGGAAGGGGAGGGGGACGATGGAGAGGACTGAGGCCCCCAAGCAGGGCAGGGAACTGCCGGTCTACGCGGTACGGCTGCGGGAATTGCGGCGGGCCAGAGGCATGAGCAGCCGCCGGGTATCCGAATACTGCGGCATGAGCCACGGCATGGTAGGATTTTACGAAAGCGGCATGAAGGAACCGAAGGCGTCGGCCCTGATCACGCTGGCAGATTTTTACGGTGTGAGTGTGGATTACATCCTTGGCTTGGAGCCGGAATAAAAAATTTTTCAAGTGGCTACTAAAGTTTACCAAATCGGGAAAACCTTGTGAAATAATAGAGAGTGAGAAGAAATAAATTCTTTTCACTCTCTATTTTTTTAGGGGAAGGAGGCCGCGAATGGAACTGGAACCGATGGATACGGCGGAACTGACTGCACAGCAGGAACGCTATGACGCCATTGCCCGTGCCACGAGCGACAGCCTTGCCCTTTTTTACTGCTGCATTGAATTTGACCGGCCCTTTGATATGCTGGCGGTGCCAAAGGAACCGGACGTAGGGGAGAAGTGGGTCGCCTATCTGGACAACCTGCGGCTGAAGAAACTGGACACACGGCGGGGAGAACCCCTTGGCTTTCTGGACGGGCTGACGGACATTACCAAGATTTTTGGCGAGGGGCTGTCCGCCGGGGAGTTCACCAAGGCGGTTGGCAACGAGAAGTCCGCCCGGAACCGGAAAGTAGGGACGGCACAGCAGAGGAAGAACTGGGGCGAGAACTCCGCAAAGAACCCCTACACCTCTGAGGACTATGACGAGCTGGACCGCATTTATGAGGCACTGTCCAGCGATCTGATGGCGGCGGGCGGCGTAAGCGTGAAGCAGGAGTTCATTCTGCGGGACTGCGCGAAGATGACGCTGGACCGGGACAAGATGCGGGCCATCGGCCAATATGACAAGGCGGCTAAGCTGAACAAGATGGTTCAGGATAACCTGTCCAGCGAGGGACTGCGGAAACGGGATGCCAAGCCGATTGATGATTTGAGGATCGACGGCATTGTGGACCGTCTGGAAAAGGCGGGGCTTTTGAAAAACGGAAAGCAGTGTTCCCCGGATGAAATGTTTGAGATTCTGTTTCACCGTCGGCCCAAGTATTCTTACACAAAGGATGCCGCCGAACAGATTCTTTTGTACATGGCCAACACAACGCGGGTCAATGACGGCCTTTCAGAATTGCCGACGCTTCCGCCGGACATGCGTCTGCGGGATGATTTGGGCGAGTTTGCGGAGGAACCTGACGAACAGGAAAAAGAGTCGTACAAAGAACTTGGCATTGTGAAAATGCCGCCGGCAAAGAAGAAATAACCAGGATAAGGGAGGTGAGTTGATACCAATGGCAAGACGATCCGGAAAGGTTTGGTCTGCGACTTCTGGCTGGGTACAGAAGAAAGAGACGGAAACCAGAAATTACGCAGACTATGAGGATGCGTGGTATGCGTTCCTGATCTGGACAGGCCGTTGGTATTAGCACCCCGACATTCTGGCGGACATTCTCCGCAGTGATGACAGCGATTTTAAGACATTAGAACTGCTTCAGCGCATGATGATGCGGGCCTACGCCCGCAATCAGGAAGTTGCGATCACCGGCACCCGCGGCATGACAAAAACCTACACAAAGCTGCTGACGGAGATGGTAAATGGCGTTGTGTGGCCGGGAACACAAGTGTTGTATGTGGGACCGGCACTAAAACAGCTGGCGGGTATCGGCGGGAAAACCTTCCGCGCCTTGGAACATGACTATGCGGCCCTCGCCAAGCACTGGCGGGTCAGTGCGGAGAGCAAGGACGATTTCAAGATCGAGACGGACGGCGGAAGCGCCTTTTACATTGGGGCCAAGCGTGGCGATAACATTCACGCAGCTACGGCGGAGGAGTTCGCCCAAGAGGAAAACCCGCCCTTCGACTTTGACGAATACACCACCGTTGTACTTCCAGCGGTTCGTCTGCGGCACAACGTAAACGGAGAACCGGACCCCAACTTTGTGGCATACAAAAGCCATTCCATTACCAGTGCGGGGCGGAAGCAGAACCACGCCTTTCAGGTTCGGTGCTCCGTATTGAAAGCCATGTGGCGGGGCGAAAAATCTTTTGCGGTGGATATTCCGTGGCAATGCGTGATATTACAGCAGATGCGGCCCTATTCCTGGGCACAAAAGCTGAAAGAGAAACTGACCATTGAACGGTGGATGCGGGAAATGGAGAGCCGGTACACCGGCGCAGACGAGTTCCCCGTGCTTTCCGACGAGGTTCTGACGGATTCCCAGCGGGTGCTGGTGATGGAGACGGAGCACTGCTGCAAGGACCCGCACCCCAAGCTGGACCCGGAGGAAGTTATTTACATCGTGGGCTATGACGTTTCCTACGAGGATTCGGCAAAGAACGCCAAATGCGCCTGCGTGGTGATAAAGCTGACCCGTCAGCGGGAATACCTGAAACGGGACCGCTTTTTGAAGCAGCTGGTCTACATTGACGATTGGCCCCCGCCGGACCAGAGCAAGGCCCAGGCACGGCGGCTGAAGGCCATTTGGAACCGATTCTGCTATGACGGCAGCCAAACCTACATCGCCATCGACTCCTGGCAGTACGGGCGCGGGGTGCTGGAAGATTTGATGACCGACTTGGGAGACGGCCTTCCGCCCTTGTGTGTGAAAAACCACGCGGCCTATGCAGCGGCGGAGCTGCCGGGGGCCATTCCGGTGATCTACCCCATCAAGGCAGGCGGCACCGGCGTGACGGACCCGGACTTTGAAATGCTGAAATACGCACAGACGGAGTTTGAGCACCACAACGTTGAACTGCTGACGCTGAACGCCAACGAGGGCGTGGAGGCGTATAAGCGCGCCCACCGCATCCGGGACGATGACCGGGACTACCAGTTCGCACAGCCCTATCAGAAGTGCCGGGAGCTGTCCGGCCAGATACAGAACCTGAAGCTGGTGCCCAGCGGGGCGGGGATGAGCGAAAAGCGCATTTCCAAGGCCATCCAGCGCGATAGCTGGTCCGCCACGAAATATGCCCTGCGGCTGGCCCAGCTGATCGAGCGAGAGGAACTGCTGACGGAGATCCACGGAAAGAACAAGAGTGACTGGGCGTCGGCGCTGGATCGGTTCAAGGAAAACAAAGTGGCTCCGCCTATCAGCACCGGAAGCAGCGGACGGCTGGTGACGGCGCGGCGGGGAGGCCGGAGGTTTTGACAATGGCTCAACGGAAGAAACGATACCGGCTGTACGCCATGGGGCGGACCCGGAAAACGGAAGAGATCGCGTATGACACCCGGTTTTACCGGATCTGCGCAGGGTACATTCTGCTGTATCTCACCGGACGGAAAAAGCCGGAGCGCGCAGTAGAGGTGGCCGGGGCAGACCTGGACCGGCTGACAGACGGGGACCGCTTGTGGCTGGCAGACTGCAACACCATGATCCTGGCAGAAGCGGCGGCCCAAGCGGGCGTAACGCCGGAAGCAGCGGAGAAGCAATGGGTCAGCACTCTGGACCGGCTGGAATGGGAATTGCAGAAGGAGCGGGAACGCATGAAGGGAGGCGGGGAGCATGGACCTGCAAACTGAATTGAGGTCGGTGCAATTCGCCTCGTACCCGAAGATATTCGGAAGGATGCGGGAACTGGCGGCACAGTACGGCGATCTGCCCATGGACGCCGTAAGCAGCGCGTTTATGCGGGCGGCCAGCAACACCTACACCCGGAATAACCCCTACATTCAGAACCGCCGGGTAAAGGCCATTTCTTCGCTTCCGGTGAATTACAGCAAGGACAAGGTGGCGGAGATGCTCACCGCACCGGACGGCAACGAACAGGGCCTGCGGCAGGTGGCCCACGCGCTGGAATGGACGGCGTATCCCCTGTTTCACACCCGGAAGGTGTACACGGAGATGCTGACCTACCACAGCTACATTGCCCCGGAGTACGCCACAGAGGAAGAAGCGAAGCGGGAGGACTTCCTGCGGGAGTGGCAGCTTTTGGACAAGCTGCGGAAAACGCTGGACCCCAAAGCCACGGCTCATGAGATCGCGGGGCAGGTCTTGCAGGAGGGGAAGGTTTTCTACTATCCCCGGATCAGCGTGGACAAGCCCCACAACAAGGTAAACCACGCCTTTTTACAGCAGCTCCCCAGCGACTGGGTAAAGATCGTGGGATTCAACAACGTGTCGAAATACACGGTGGCGATGAACCTGATGTACTTTATGCAGCCGGGGACGGACCCCTTGCAGTTCGGAGACCTGCTGCTGCCCTATCTGGATGACTTCTACGCATCGGCGGAGCGGGCACCGGAGGGCACGGGGAAGCGGGTGATCTTCGCGGCGCGGGACCGGGTGGACCTGAACGTGCTGGAACAGCGGAGGAAGCAGACCGGAGGCCGCTTGGCGGGAGACCCGGAGGTATACTCCCAGAACGGGCGGTGGTTTTATTGGGTGACGCTGCCGGTGGACAAGATTTTCACCTTTGAGGCAGACGATGTATCCCGGAACGCCATTTCCCCGCTGGCGGGGCTGTATCTCTCTCTGGTGCAGATGGCGCAGTACGAGCAAATCCAGCTGGAACTGGTGCAGAACCCCCTGATCGCCCTGTTTACCGGCGAGATCCCCTACAAGGATAAGTCCGAAATTACAAGCACAGAGGACGATTACCGGCTTTCAGACGCGGGACGACGGCTGTTTGAATACCTGTGGTATCAGATGCTGACAGAGAGCAACACCAGCGGGATCGGCTGGTTCACGGCTCCTGTGGAAAACATCAAAATGCACCAGCTGGCAGAAGCACCCAGCGCCACCAAGATTTCCGCAGCCGGGTACAGCTACGCCATGAACAAGGCGGGGCTGTCCGCCATCGTACCCACCACGGAGGACCCCAAGGCGGGCATCGCTCAAATCTCCCTGCAAATCGAAGGGAAGTTTGCGGAGTGCGTATACCGGGGCTACGAACGGATGATGGCGGCCATTATGGACAAGCTGAATCTGAAATATTCGTGGCGGTTCGCACTCTTTGGGACCCTCTCCACAGAGGAAAAGCGGATGGAGGAGGCCAAGCAGGGAATGACCCTCGGCATTCTGCCGCAGACGATCATCTACATGGCCATGAACGACCTTTCCCTGCTGGACGATCTGAGCATTTCCAACGCCATCAAGGCAAGCGGCATCATGGATAAGCGTTTGCCGCTGGTGACAAGCTACAATGCCAAGCAGTCCGAAAGCGGACTGCCGCCCCAGGCGGCCCACGATCTGAACCCCGGCGGGAGACCCAAGGGGGACGGAACCGTGACCAGCGAGGGCCAGGAGGCGGACATTGACACCTATGGCGAATAGCCGAAGAAAAAGTGAACAGAGCACCCCGCTCTAAGCGGTGAGCGGGAGGAGCAAAGCGTTGCTGACGCCGGATATTCCGGCGTGGGCAGCGCTTTTTTTCAACACGAGAGGAGGAAACCACATGGCAAAGCTGCGGGACATTTACCACTACGAAAATCCTCGCTTTTCCCCGCTGCGGGACGCGGCGAGGCGGGCCACAGCGGCATACCAGAACGCCGCACGGGGTCTGGACACGCTGAAGGAGTGGGTTCTGGTGGAGTTTGGACTGGTACACACGGCGGACGCCATTCACCGTCTGGCCCACGAACAGCCCAAGCGGTTTGACGTGATCGGAGACATTCTCCACCAGCGGCACCTGATGCAGGAATACCCGGAGACCCCGGAATACCGGGAGCGGCCGGAGGACATGGACGGCGTTTTCAGAGAAGTGATCCGGCTGTTGGAGGATATTGAGGACGCCTTGCGAGACTGCGTGGGCACCAGCGAAGAAGTGGGGCTGTATCCGCTGGCAAGGGAATTTGAAAACCTTCAGATGGAGAACAGCAAAAGCTACGAGACCATGCTCTACGCATGGCAGATGTATGACAAGACCGACGGCAGCGCCACCAGCTATGACAACTGGGTGGAAAAGCTGTTTGACGGAGAGGAGGCGTGACCATGCCGTTTCGGACGAGAGGAACCCCGCCGGAGCACGTAAAAATGTCCGGCGAACTGCGGGTCATGCAGCGGCTCAGCGAATACGAGTTCGGCGTGGAGCTGTGGGTCATGCGCTCCGGGCTGAATGAGAATCATTGGGATTTCCGCAATATGCGGGAGCACTACCTGACGTTTGTGGGTCAGCCCATTCTGTGTGCCTATGTGGGCCGCAAGGTGGGGGACGGACACAACATGAGAGAAGTGAGGGACCCCTACACCGGCGAGAAGGGCTACACGTTCATGGACGGAACGGCGGAGCGCATCGTAGGGACCCTATCCGACGATCCCAAGGACTTTTCCATTGTGGAAGAGGACGGGAACGAGTGGATCAGGGCAAAGGGCCGGTTATTCCAGTTTTACGCACCGGAATTGGTGGAAAAAATCGTGCGGACAGGGCGCATGGATGTTTCCGCTGAGACCGATACGAAAAAATCCCACATGGACGGCGAGGACGAGATCATTACGGATTGGGCGGGTCTTGGCGTAACCGTGCTGGGAGACGATGTGCCGCCGGCAATTCCGGGGGCGCGGATCAAGGCGCTGAGTGCCATGCAGGAAGAGTTTAAGACATTGAAACTGCGGGCGGCGTCTCTGGACCCCGGAAAGGGAAGCAACGAAACGAACAAGAGAAAAGGAGTGAACATCATGAGCAAGAAGGCAATGGAGGCCATGTCCGAAAAGTTCAAGGGCTACCGCGTGGTCGCTCTGAGCGAGGACGGGATGCACGTTGGCCTCGTGGACTCTGCCGGCAGCGCTTATACCTACGCCTTTAACGCGGAGGATAACGGCGCCGTGGTGGAGAGCCGCATCAAGCCCGCTTACCTCACGGCAGCCTTCCCCTTTGGCGAGGGCGTGAACGCCATGGCAGAGGTGAGCGACATCGTGGACTATGCCTGCGCCGCCAAGGGGCAGCAGGCGGAGGACGTGAAGGCATTGCAGACGCGTCTGGACGAGGCGGAGGAGAAGATCCGCACCATGGAAGCCGCCGAGCATGAGCGCCGGGTCGAAGCCGTGAAAGAAGCCGTGAACGGGGCCTTGGAGGACATCCGGGCCTGCGCCGTGGAAGGCGACGCCGACATGACCGAGACCGCCAAGGGCCTGTGTGACCGGGCAGAGGAGTTCGCAGCCATGGAGACCGACGGGAAGTTCTGCGGCGCAGACCGCGCCGTGCTGGACCTGATGGCCGCACACGGCAAGGCACAGACCGAAAAGCGCAAGAAGGAAATGGCCGCCAAGCAGCATTCCTTCGCATGGAACAACCCCAAGACCAACAGCGGTGAGGGCGGCGGCATTGAAGAAATGCTTGCCCGCATGAACGGCTGAGATACGAGAGGAGAGTGAATCACAATGGCATACATTGAAAAGACTGCGTTTTGGCCCCGTGTGACCAACCGCGTATTCGACGAGACCCTGAACATCACCGGCAAGTTCCAGAACGGCGATAAGGCAGACGAGACCTGTTCCGCCGGTTTCCTGTGCGTAAAGGATGAGCTGATGGACTGCGAGGGCTATGTGGGCGTTGGACCCACCGATGCCGCCGTGACCATCAAGAACAGCAACAGCTGGAACATGAAGGCCACCGGAGCCGCCGTGAAGAGCGAGGGCGACGGCATTTTCGCCTGCAACCCCTATGACGTGAACATGGTTCAGGACCCCGCGACCGGAAACCTCTACAAGGTGGGTGCCAACACGCTGGGCCTGCCCGCTCCCAAGGGCTATCCCGTCACCTTCACCAAGATCGTGTTCGACGGGAACAAGATTTACCGGTTCGGCATCGGCAACGTGTCCACCGCTCTGGGGGCCAACAAGTTCCTGACCATTGCCAACGGTCTGCTGGTGCCCGCCACCGCCGCTCCCACCGACGTGGGGACTCCGTATTTCAAGGTTCTGCCCACCGGCGGCACCTTTACCGAGGGCGCACAGAGCGCATTTGAGTTCGTGGACGTGCTGGCCTGCAAGGTTGACGCGGCAGCGGGCTGAGAAACGAGAGGAGAGTGACAACAATGGCAATCAGACTGAACAGCATTGATCCTAATGTGTATGACAGCGCCGCCAAGGAGTTCAGCAACGCGGAGCGGGAGAGGGCCGACATCGTGACCTGCGGCCGTCTGCTGATGCGTGAGCGTCTGGGCCGGGATGAGCGCGCCCTGCGGGTCATGACCAAGCAGCCCGACGATTTCACCGCCATGCTGGCGGACGGCGAGGGGCAGAACAGCTACAGCATGACCAACCGCAACCTTCAGAAGAACCTGCTGCTTTTCTGCGCCAAGCGGGTGTGCGCCCTGAGCGGGGAGATTCCCCCCGCTGATCTGGACGAGTTCCGCCGCAACCAGCGCAAGTTTATGAGCGACGGCCTGTACCTCAAGACTCTGGCCGGTATCGTCACCGAGATCGTGACCCCCATGCTGCCCACCGTCATGAGTTCCGGGCTGGGCTGGCTGGCTGAGATGACCACCGTGCCCATCGGCCAGACCAAGGAACTGGACATCATGTCCAATGACATCTTCCTCTTTGAGGATGACAGCTGGGGCGCCTCCCGCTCCAAGCCCGCCAACACCCTCTACAACAAGAGCGTGACCCTGAACCCCCGTCTGCGCACCGCACGGGTGAGCATGAAGTGGTATCAGCTGGTGGGCAACGATGCCGACATGGGCCGGTTCTTCAACGCTCTGGCCGCCGGCATGTACTCCAAGATCACCGCTCTGTGGATCAGCACCCTGACCAAGATGACGGGCAACACCGCCTATGTGCCCGCCAACATGACCTTCACCAACACCTCCGCCAACTGGGTCACTGCCGGTGAGCGGGTGAGCGTGGTGAACGGGACCCGCTACCGGAACGTGATGGCCATTGGCCGTCCCTCCGCCCTGACCAAGGCGCTGCCCAGCGGTGTGGTGAACGCCTCCACCGTGAATCTGGATGCCGCTCTGTCCACCATGCTGGGCGTGGATTGGGCGCGGTACGGCTTCCTGGGCGAGTACATGGGCATGAACCTGATGCCCATCGACACCGCCATTGTGCCGGGGACCCAGAATACCAGCGTGACCGACATTGTGCCTGCCGACAAGATTTGGCTGGTGCCCGCCGGCGGCTACAAGCCCGTCTACATCGGCATGGAGGAGGGCACGCCCATTCAGTTGGAGCTGACCCCCGACCAGACCGCAGACATGAGCATCGACGTAGTGGTTTCTATGTCCATCGACTGTGTGCCGGTGCTGGCGTCCCGCATGGCCGTCATCAACGCGTAAGACCCAAAGCGGGAGGGAGGAACCCCTCTCTCCCGCAGATATGGCGCGAGGTCCGCATGAGGGCGTAGCGCGAGAAACGAGCAAACATCTTGTATCTGAAAGGAGCGGAAAAGATGGCAAAAGAGAAACGGACGGCCGCAGATGTGGCGGCGGGGATCGAGGCGCAGGAGCTGGAAGCAGCCGACCAGCCCTTGCGGGAACAGGCAAAGGCTGCGCCCGTGGCAGAGCAGAAAGCGCCTGCGGCGGAGAAGGAACCCGAAAAGCTGTATACAGCCGATGAGGTAGCGGAGATCGCCAAACAGGCGGCGGCGGAAGCCGTTGCAAAGGCCATGGCGGAGGTTAAGCCCCAAGTGGTTCAGGTGATGGCGGACACGGAAAAAGTGACGCTCCGCTGGTGCGCCCCGGTGGCGGACGATAATCTGGCTGTATTCGGCCCCAACGGGATGTACGGCACCGTGACCGGGAAGAACGGCACCGTGATGGTGCCCAAGAGCGAGTGGAGCCGGTTCTATGACGAGACGGCAAGACGGCTCATTGAGCGGCGCTGGCTGGTGGTGCTCTCCGGCATGACAGATGACGAGCGGGCGGTGTATCACTGTGCATACCGCAAGGGCGAGGTGCTGGACGAGACGGCCTTCCGCTGCGCCGTGACCATGGGGGACAAGCTGCTGGACATCTTTGACGATCTCTGCACAGAACATCAGGAGATGGTGGCCAAGGCTTACTATGACGCATGGGAGCGGGGCGAGGTAAGCGCCGACAGCCGGGAGCTGCTGAAGAAGCTGAACGCGAAGAACAAGGCCCGGTATGCCGAAGAACCCAAAGAGGACCCCCGGCGGAAGGGAATGTTCCGCCCGGTGCTGGACGCACTGAACAGCGCGGAGGCAGCGGAAGAGGACTAAGGGCAAAAGGAGGAATTGAGCATGGATATTTCCGGATTTGGCATTGCCAGCGTAGCGGTCATTACGGTGATCTGCTACCTGATCGGCATGGCGGTGAAGGCCACCGCCATTGAGAACAAATGGATTCCCATTGTTGTGGGCGTGTCCGGCGGGGTGCTGGGCGTGGTGGGGATGCTGATCATGGCAGACTTCCCCGCAACGGACTATCTCACCGCCGTGGCAGTGGGCATTGTGAGCGGTCTGGCCAGCACCGGGGTCAATCAGATCGCAAAGCAGATGAGTAATTAAAATTGCGCTCCCCGCAGGGGGACATTCCCATGTCGGGGCAAGGGGAAGGAATCTTTGGCGCAAAGATGCCTCCCCCTTAGACCCCCACCAGAAACATGGGGGACGCCACCGTCCCCCATACCCCCTCTGGCACAAAGGCCGGGGGCTGCGGCCCCCGCCTTTGGAAACCAACCCCCATAGGGAACGAGAGACGGGGGATGCGGACAAGGGGGACATAGATAGGATCAACAACCATTTTTTTGATTTGAAAGGAGAACAAATCATGGACAAGAAATTTGCTGAAATCATCAACGAGGGCAAGAAGAACGGCAAGAAGCTCAGCGAGATTAACGCCGAGCTGAAGGCGGCGGGCGCCACCTTCCATCTGGACTACACCATGACTCCCGACGGCCCCCAGACCGGCTGGTCTGAGCAGGAAATGAAGGAGGGCTTTATTCCCGCGGAGACCGAGCCGGAGGACGTGAAGCACCTCCACGATTACATGCGGTACAACCCTGCCAAGGCCAACACCGAGGAGGAAGTCTGGGTGCCGGAGGGCCACTACCGCATTACCTTTGATGAGAGCGGCCATCCCACCAAGGCCGTGAGATTGTAATGATCGACACGTTTGATTGCGCGAGAGCGCAGGTCTACTACAACACGGCAAAGCTGTCCCCGGCGCAGATCAAGGCGAAAACCGGCTGCACCCACATCATTAACGGCTATTTGTTCAACGGGAAGTTTCAGCCGGTGGGCTGGACGGTGATCGACGGAAAGATCATCAGCCGAGACGCGTATCAGGACTGGGGCATTTCCATCGGCTCTGACGGACTTCCGAAGATGCTGACGGACCGGGGAGGATCGTTCCTCTCCGGCGTCCCTCTCCTGAAAGCGGGAGCCAAACTGCGTCGGGACCTCACGCCGGACGTGGCCCGGCCTGCCGCCCGGACGGCTGTAGGCTGGATGCCCAACGGCAAGGTGTGCCTTTGGTGCGACAAGGCCAGTCTGACCCGTGAACAGCTCCAAAACAAGCTGCTGGGGTTAGGCGTGACGGATGCGTTGATGATGGACGGCGGCGGCTCCACGCAGGGAATCTTCCCTGGCGGCAAGGTGACCAGCTCCCGGAAGGTGCCCACGCTGCTGTTGTTTTGGGAGCGGAAGGCGGCTACCACAAACCCTACCCCGGCCCCAGTCAATCCGGAGGAACCGGCGCTGGCATGGGGCAAGGCCAAGGGGCTGTTGACGGACAGCAATGCGGGGGAGACGGTGACACGGGCAGAGATGGTTCGTGCATTATACAAAATGAGGTGATGAGCATGGTTGGAATCAACGGATACTCCAAGGCCAAGGACGGAAACAAGCGTCTTTCCGCCCACTTCAAGGTCAAGGAGTTTGCCTGCAGGGACGGCAGCGACGCCGTTCTGGTGGCTCCCCGTTTGGTAATGGTGCTGGAATCCATCCGCACTTATTTCGGTTCCGCTGTGGTGATCAACAGTGGCTACCGGACTCCCCAGTACAACGCCAAGGTGGGCGGCGTGACGGAAAGCCAGCACTGCTACGGCACGGCAGCTGATATTTCCGTGGAAGGACAGAAGCCGGAACAGGTGGCGGCCTATGCCAGACAGCTGATGCCTGACTGGGGCGGCGTGGGCATTTACAGTAAGCAGGGCTTTACCCACATCGACGTGCGGGAGACCAAGGCCGACTGGACCGGCTGAGAGAAAACAGGCAAAAAGCCCCATGCCACTGGGAATGCGGCGGCATGGGGCAATATTAAAACAGAACATGACCGTTCCGAAAAAACAGGGCGGGACGGAAAACATATAAAACAGGCCAAAAAGGAGGGACGGCTATGGGAACGAGTTGGAGCGAGATCATTTCGGACCATGCCATGGTTTTTATTGATGACGTGAGACTGACGGATCAGGCGGCGGAAAGCCCTGCGCGGTTCCTCCGGCGGATGAGCCTGTACATGAAAAACGCGGTCCCGGTATTTAACCGTCCCCCTGAGATGGTGGATTACCTGAAAGAGGGCCTGACGGAACCCGCCTACGCAGACAGCGCATGGGTCTCCACCTTGGAAAGCATTGCAAAAGAAACGAAGGTAGAGACGTGGATGACCGGCTACGAATTATTCTCCTGCGCACAGCGGGCGGAGCAGCCGGACGGGTCCGTACTCTTAGTACCGTATGGAGAGGCGGTGTATGACCCGGAGACCGGGACCGTGACCTTTCCTCCCCAGATGGACGCGGGATTGCAGTACGAAATGGACTTTTACACCGACGGGGCCTTTGCCCATGACCTGACGGCGGAGCAAAAGCGGCTGTTGGGATTGTGCGTAGCCTCCGTATGGGACGAGCGGTTTTTCCGCAACTGGCTCAGCGACACGCCCAAGGATCATGACCGGAGCTTTAACCCGCCTAACGAGCCGCAGTACATGGAAAAGGGCAGCAAGAAGAAACTGCAAAACCGGGGGCTGTTGAATCAGGAATTGCGGAAGTATGAGCAGGACTGCCTGTACGCAACGGCGTTCCACCGGTCTACGCGGCAGATGGAGCTGATCTGAAAGGAGGGAGCCACATGGCGGACGCCAAGCACGGCATGAAAAACATCGGCCTGCTGAGCGGCGGGAGCGGCAGGGCGACCAACGCACCGCCCCAATACCGGGACCGGAAGCGGCAGTATTTCGCGGAGGCTACGACCCGGTTTGCAGAGGAAATGGCCCCCTACGCCACGGACTTTGTGACGGCCCGGATGCAGGGCTTGGTTCCCGGTGACTTCTACCGGTGGAGCACAAAGCACATCCGCCTTTCCGACACCACCAAGCAGGGCGTCAGCCTCACCCGGAAAACCGATGACCAGAAGGCGTTTCTGGTGGCGGACGCCGGAGTGGACTACATCCCGGAGGGAGCCAAGGTGGAGACCATGGGTTCCTACTGGCTGGTGACGAACCCATCCAACCTGTCCAGCGCAATAGGGACCGGGATCATGCGGCGGTGCAACGCTGTATGGCGGTTTCTGGACTGGTACGGCAACGTGCGGTCAGAGCCGATCCTTGTGGAAAAGTCACTGGCGCAGGCCACGGCCAATGACTTTCAGGAAATGACTCTCATCATGCAGGGCTATTTCAACATCATCTGCCAGCGCAACGCCAACACAGAGCAGCTGGACCAGAACAGCCGCCTGATCTTAGGGCGGCGGGCCTATCAGATCACCGGATATTCTGACATTACACAGGAGTTCACCGGGGATGACGAGAGCACCCATCTGCTGCACTTCAACGCCCGGATGCAGGAACCGAACCATGAGATCGACGATATGGAGGCGAAAGTGGCAGGCGGGAAGAACTTCTCCTGGGCGGTATTTGTTGCCGGAAGTCCCCGGATGACGGCGGGGGATACCGTTCCCTTCACGGCACGGTCTCAGCGAAACGGGGAGGATGTGGAGAGCACCGCAGAACACCCGATCAATTATGTGTGGCGGTCGGACGATCCCAACGTGGCCACGGTGGATGCGGACGGAAAAGCGACGGCGGTCGCCGAGGGAACTTGCCAGATTATCGCCGCTCTGAAACAGAACCCGGCCTATGAAGGACGATTTGCGGTGACGGTAGAGGCGTCCGGCGAGAAAACGCCATCGGTGAAGTTTTTGAATGAGGTTCCCCGCTACATGGCGCCCTACGATGTGGAGACCTTGGAGGCGGCACTGTTTATCGGCGGTGTCCGACAGGATGCGGCGGTAGAATGGACCTGTGAAGGAGCCGCAGATGGTTCTTACAGCGTAAGTGTCAATGGGAATCAGTTGACAGTCCGATGCTGGGGCAACAGCCCGGAGCCGCTGACGGTGACGGCCAGATGCGAGGGCGAGAGCGTCAGCGCAGTGATCGAATTGGAGGGCTTGTAATGGCAGAGAAGTGTCCATACGCCTACAAGCGGCCCGGAACGGTGAGCTTGCTGTGCGAGATGCAGCCGGGGCAGAAATTCCCCATCTGCGGACACCAGCATTTATGCGGCGTGACCGGGCAATGGGAGAACACACCGCAGGCGGCCTTGTGTCCCCTGCGAGGAAGCAACCGTGAGAAATTCCAAAAAATCTGAAAGGAATGACGTATATGGAATGGAAAAAGCTGACGGAAGAAGGGCTGCTGGCAGCCAGAGACTATGTGCCCCTGATGGAAAAGGCGGCCTTTGCGGCGGAGTGCGCCGGACGGTGCTTTGACCGGATGGAGGTCCGTGTGGAGGGAGGACAGGTACTCCCCTACTTCAAGGAGAACGTGGAGCGGCGGAGCCGGTATCTCATGGGCGGCTTTGTAAAGCTGTATCTGGGAGAGGACTTTGAACCGGTGGAGGGGGAAACCTACCTCATGTCCGCCGACGACTACGACCGCTGGGCCGGAGGACACATCTTCAACCAGATCGACCGCATGAAGGGGAAAGGGCCGGAGCTGCGGGACAAGGCCTTTGACCTGCTGGCGGATTACCGTGATCTGGAAAAGATGCTGAAAACGGAGATTTACGGGATGCTGCAAGCCATGAATGATCCCGTGAGCCGGTTTCAGGATCTTGCGGCGCAGAGCATGACGCCGGAGGCGGTGCAAAAGACGCTGGATGACCTGAAAGAGGCCCGGAGCGCTTTTGACGCGGCCTTTCAGCAGAGAAAGGACGGCAAACAATGAACCCGGCCTTCCACAGCCCCACTTATCCCTACGAGCGGGTACAGACCGGTTTTCTGACCTTCCGCGGGGCGGAGGAGATCCCCCACAAGCTGTTGACCTATCTGATGGACCTGCCGCTGCCGGACGGCTATGAACCGATGGATGACAACACCCGGCCCCGTGTCCGACTGATGAAATATCTATGGCATGACGGGGCCAAGCCGCTGGGAGAGCGGCTGCCCACGGCCAAGGAGAAGCAGAGCCTTCTTTTTGACGGGAACGAGCCTGTGGTAGACAGCAGCACCCAGCGCCGCAAGCACCCGAAAGGGTATCGCCTTTACGCTCAGAAGTTCTGGGGAGAAGCCCAGACGGAGGCAAAGAGCATGATCAAGTGCTATCTGGGCCGCATTTTTGCACAGACGCCCTTTGACGCACGAATCGGGATCACGTTTGTGATCTCCTGCAACGTGAACCAAGAGACTACCACGAAAACGGAGGCATACGCCCGCTCCTACGATATGGAGCAGTGCATCATCGAAGCACTGAACGGGGTGAACATAGCGGGGATCGGCGTGTGCGACTTCTCCCGTATCGCCCACGCAGACAACGGGAGCCGCCCGGTGTATGACCAGACGGGCACGGTGGTGGGCCGGGAACTGAAAATGAGCATCCATTGGGCGGAGAGCGAAGCCGCCATGGGGGACACCATTGAGGACTACTAAATTCACAACGGGAGGACAGCCACCATGACCATGGAAGAAGCAGCCGTAAAAATAGAGGGCCACGAGCACGAGATCAAATCCCTGAAGCACCGCATGGACGATGTGGAGCGGGATCAGCAGGCGCTGATCAAGCTGACTGCCAGCGTAGAGGTAATGGCGACCAAGCAAGAAGAGATGGGGACAAAGGTGAGCCGGATCGATGAAAAGATGACGGAGATGGAAGGGAAGTCCGCCAAACGGTGGGACAGCCTTGTGGACAAGGTGATCTGGCTGATCGCCGGGGCTTGTATTGCGGCGCTGTTTGCCAGCGCGGGCATTGCCATTTGATTTCAGATATTGGAGAGGATGAATTAAAAGGATGGAACTCTCACGGAATATCAAGCGGGCGGCGGACCGTTACGAACCCGTAGAAACCGCCGGACTGACCCTATGGCCCATCCGGGTATGTGAGCAGGAGGAATTTGAGCGGGCGAGACCCGCCATTGACGTGATCCAGCAGGCGCTCCCTGTGCGCTATGCGGTCATGCCTCTGCTGACAGCCTATTGGGTCATGGATCTGGAAAGCATGGAGCGGGGGGAGGAACCGGTGGGCCTTTTCAACCGGGCGCTGGCGTTTTTGGCGCTGGCGCTGCGGCTGGGGGAGGGCCGGAGCCTTTCGGACCGCATCCGCCTGTTTCATGTGAAACTTTCACCTGAAAACACAATGGATTTAAAGGGGATATGCTTTACATGGAACGGTGAGGAAGAAATCACCATTACCCCGGTACAATTCCAGCGACTCAGGGCTATTCTGGCCTATCAGAACGGCATTGAGCTGACAGATGAGGACGCCAACCCGGACCTGTTGGAAGCGGAGGCGGAGCTGGCCCGGAGAAACGGGCCGAAGCTGCGCCGGGACCCGGCCGCTCTGCTTTCCTCCATCGCCCTGTTTACGGGCTGTGAGGAAACAGAGATGGACGAATGGCCCCTGCTGAAGCTAAAACGGCGTCAGGAAGCCATCCAGCGGGCGGCAGATTATCTGATCTGCGGCATTTCGGAGGGCAACGGCGTGAAGTGGAAGGGCGGGAACCCTGTACCCCACCTTTTCTATGACCGGGAGCGGGAGGACGCGGGGGCCATGACCCCGCTGAGCCAATTTACCAACAACAAGGAACAAACTTAAAAGGAGTGTGAACAGACATGATCACTTTTACTGACAAGAGACTCTACCCGAAGGGCATTTGCTCCGCACAGCTTCAAGACCCTGTTACCGGCGAGGTTCTGAGCCAGAGCGACAAGTTCTCCACCGGTAACATCCAGTTCTCCGGCAACATCGACCCTCTGCGAGCGGGCCTTGGCAACGGCGTTGCCACGATTGTTGCCAGCGACAGCGATACGCAGGTGAACTTCACCCGCGCGGACTTCGACCTGATGAGCAAGATGATGGCTGTGGGCGGCACCGTGAGCTACAACGCCGTTTCTCCCGTCTGTCAGACGCTGGAGGCCACGGGCACTTCCCTGAAGGCCGACGTGAGTAAGCTGGTGCCTGTGGCCCAGTACGGCTATTCCTCCATTTTCTGCTACGTGCAGGAGGTGGGCGCGGCTTCCTCCTACTCTGTGGGCGGCGTTCCTTATCCCATTGACCCCGCCACCGGTGCCATTACCGGCTTCACCGCTGAGAGCGGCAAGAGCTACAAGGTGTGGTACTTCGCCCGGAAGCCCGCGGCTCAGGTGGGCGTGGTGCACAGCGCCTTTAACGGCCGCATCGTCCACTTCACCGCGCAGATCGCCGTATACCAGAACGTGTCCGGCAAGAACAAGGGCACCCGCTGGGGCTGGGCCTACCTGATCGTGCCCCGCCTGTATCTGAACCCCGAAGGGGCCAACACCACCGGCGACCAATCCAACTACGATACCACCACCATCACCGGCCGCGCCATCAATGAGGACGCCGACGTGATCTCCGCCGAGTGCGACGCCTGCGGCGGCATGGGCACTTCCGCCTACATGGTGCTGGTTCCCGACGAGGAAAGCGACGAGGTGGCCGGGATTGCTGTGATCGGCGGCGTGGTGAGCGTGGCCGCCAGTGGCACTGCCCCCGTGAATGCCAAGCTGGTCATGAAAAACGGGGAACTGGTGACGCCCTCTCCCGCAAGCCTGCTGAAGTACACCGTGACCGCTGGGACTGCTACCGGGACCACGGTCTCCACGGACGGCATTGTGACCGCCGGGAGCACACAGGGCACCGGGAGCATCGCCATCCAGTATCCCGCCGAGGGGGCGGCCAAGTACACCGCGCAGGCGGTTCTGGAAGTCACCGGCGAGTAAGGGACACACCAAAAACGCCTTATCCTAAGCGTTGGATAGGATGAGCCGAGCGGGGCTGACTGCCGGGGAAACCCGGCGGTCGGCTCCGCTTTTTGTTCCCCGGCAGACGGGAGAGCATGAGATCCTCATGCTTCGGCGTATGCTTGGGACCATTTTCGTGAGGTCACGAACATGATGGAAAGGAGCGGGGAAATGAGCGGAAGCGTGTCTGCCAGGATCACAGGGCTGGACGAGGACATGGCGGCGCTGGAACAGCGGTTCAAGGCGGCGCTGGCGGGGGCCATGCCCACGCTGCGGGAGGATCTGTTCCAATGCCTTTTCGAGCACGTGCAGGGCGACGTATACGAAAAATTCGACCCGAAGGAATATATCCGGCGGGGAGAATACGGCGGCTTGGCCGACATCGACGGCAACACGGAGTTTGCGGTGACAGAGGACAGCGTTGCCATGGACTACCAGCCAAGCGGCGAGAGCGAACAGGTGGAAAGCCCGCTGAACGGAGACGCGCTGATCGGGCGCATTGAGCATCTGGACCCGCCCTATGACTGGACCAGACGCCCACCGGCCAGACCGTTTTTTGAAAATTTTGTCACGGAGCTGGTAGAAGGCGGACGGGCGGAGGAAACGCTGGTACGGGCCATGAACCAACAGGACGCAGAATTACAGATCGAAGCCAACGGCTACACGGGCCGGGAGGGTGACGAAGGATATTGAAGTAAAGGCAGGGCGGTGAAGCATGGCACAAATTATCTTTAAGGGCGTACCCGATTTTACAGAGGTCCGGGCGGAGATCGCAAAGCTGAAGCAGGAGGTGGCGTCGGTTTCTTCCACAAAGGTGAATCTGAACGGCACGGCGCAGGGTCTGAACGGCGCGGCCAATGCCGCCGGGAAGCTGGCGCAGAATTTGCAGAAGGTCTCCACCACCTTTGACGCAAACGGGCAAGCCACGCGGCAGGTTCGGGATTTCTCCGCACGGCTGGGAGAGACCACCCGCGTGGTGGCGACGCTGAACAAGGAGACGGGGGATCTGGCTGTGACCCAGCAGACCGTGACCCGGAACTACCGACAGCAGGCCCAAGCGGCGGAGAAAGCCGCGGCCGCGGAACTGAAAGCCACCCGTCAGGCCAACGCCTATTTACAACAGCAGACCAGAGCGGCGCAGAACACCCCCTATAACCCCACGGCCATGCAGCGGCAGATTGAGGGCATGGTGGGCATCGGGAATGCCACCAAGAATGCGGCGGACAGCGCCGGCGTATTTGAAAGAGCGTTTTTGAACTCCTCCGATAAGGTCCAGAAGGGCACAAAGGAGATGACTGAGAAAACCAACCTGTTAGGGGACAGCTTTACCAACGCCTACCTGAAAATGCTGCAATGGCAAGTGGTGGGCACCATCGTCTCCAAGACCATTGGGGCCTTCCGGGACGCCATTTCCACCATGAAAGCGGTGGACGATGAGATGGTGACGGTCCGCAAGGTAACTGGCTTTACAGCGGAGCAGATGGAGGAACTGCGGGACCGGGCGTATGAGACGGCATCGGCCTACGGCGAAGCGGCGGACGAATACCTGAACTCTGTGGCGGCGTTTGCCCGTGCCGGTTACGGCGAACAGGCGGACGCACTGGCGGAGCTGGCCACCAAGACAAAGCTGGTGGGCGACACCAACGCGGAAACGGCACAGCAATTCCTGTTGTCCGTGGATGCGGCGTATCAGTACAAGGGCAACATTGAAGCATTGACCAAGGTGCTGGACGGCGCCAACGAGATCGACAACAAGTACGCCACCAGCATTGAAAAGCTGGCGGAGGGCTTGGGCACCGTGGCCCCGGTGGCGGCACAGGCCCATGTTGGCATTGACGAGCTGACGGCGGCCATCGGTACGATCACCGCCGTGACCCAGCGGAGCGGCAGCGAAGCGGCAAGAGCCTTCCGGGCCTTGGTGCTGAACATCGTGGGGGACACGAAAACCGAGATCGACGAGGGCGTGACGTGGACCACCGGGGAGATCGCCGGGTTGAAGGACGTGATCCGGCAGTACGCTCCGGCTGCGTATGAAGCGGCCAAGGCCACCGGCGAGGTCATTGACCCCATGGAAGCCATCGGGGGCCTTGCCCAGAGCATGAAGGACGGGCTGCTGACCGAACAAAAGCTGATGGAAATGGTCAGCGACATCGGCGGCAAGCTGCGGACTTCTCAGCTGCTGGCCCTGATCCAGAACTGGGACATGTACCAGTCCATGCTGAAAGACTACGCCAACGCCGTAGGCAGCGCGGACAAGGAAATTGAAAACGCGCTGGACAGCTGGACCCGCAAGACCAACATTCTGAAAAACGAATGGACGGAGTTCATTCAGAGCATGGTGAGCACCGATGCCGTTAAGGGCGGGCTGGACGTGCTGATCGGCGCAGTGGAAGTCCTGAACACGGATATTGGGCATTTCGCGGCGGTTTCCGGGACTGCGGTTTTGGGAATGCTGGCGCTGAAAGCGGCGGCTAAGGGCGCGACGGCGGCGTTTACAAAGCTGTCGGCGGCTGGAATCGCCATGAACCCGTGGCTGCTGGCAATCGCAGCGGCGGCAGGGGCGTTCAGCCTTGTGTGGAAAGCAACCGAGGACTACCGGAAAAGCCTGTCCACCTTGAACACGGAGATCGAGACCAACAACACCCAATTAGAGGAAAACAAGAAGCGGCTGGACGAGATCAACGAAATCCCGTGGCATGACCTGACCCCGGAGTTGATCGAGGAAAAGAAGGCGCTGGAAGCGGAAAACGCCGAACTGGAACAGCAGATCAAGCATCTGACGGCAATTGCGGAGAAAAAGTCGCAGAGAGTGGGCGGAGTTGGTGGAACCACCATTACGTCCATGGGCAACGTGAAGGGCTACGATGAATTTGTGGGCCGGTCCTTCAAATCCACGGAGGAAATGATCGCCCAGCTGCGGCTGGTGACGGGACAGGCCATCAGCACCACGGCAGACCTGGAACGGCTGGGGATCACCTACGAAACGCTGGCGGACAAAGCCAAGGCGTACACGGACCAGCTTCAATCCGGGCGAAGCATCCAACAGGACCAGATTAACGATTTCTACGCCGTGAAAACGGCGGCGGAACAGCAGGTGGCAGCCTACGAGGAAGCCATCAAGGCCAACGGCAAACTGACGGACGCCCAACAGGCGGACTATGACGTGCTGAAGGCATTTTTGGCACAGGTCAACAAGGCCACACAGCCCATGAGCGACTATGTGGCGGGACTTTTGAAAGTACAGCGGCAGGCGGGGAAGTCCGGAAACCAGATTTACGATCTGGTGAAGCGGATGATCGTGCTGAACGAGAAAAAGCTGGACCTGAGTCAGCAGATCGGGGCGCTGCGGCAGCTGGCCACCGAGGCCGGGGCAGCCGCCTATTCCGTGGGCATGATCGGCGCCGCCAAGACGCAGGATGTAGAGCGGACCATCAAGGGCCTGTTGCAGACCGGAAAGGCCAAGACCTATGACGAAGCCCGTGCCATCGTTCTGAACCGGATCTACAAGTCCATGTTTACGGACACCGGGCGGGACAGCGGGACGGTGGATACCACCTCCACAGTGGATACGTCCTCCACCACATCGTCCACAGGGAAGTCCGCCAAGGACGCGGAACTGGAACGGCTGAAGGACATTGTATCCCTGCGGAAGTCGGAACTGTCCCTCATGCAGGAGCGTGGGGACAGCACGGCGGACCAGATCGACAAGATGCGGCAGATCCAAGCGGCGCTCCACGCACAGGCGGAGTATATGCGGCGGATCGGGGCCAGTCAGGCGGACATCAACGCCCTGTCCACGGAGCACTGGAAGATCACCAAGCAGATCCAAGAGCTGCAAAAGGATCTGTGGAATGAATTAGAGGACGCCGTTAACAAAAAGCTGGAAGAAGCGGCGGATGCCCGTGACAAGCAGGTTGACGCCATCGACAAGCAGATCGCGGCGCTGAAAGACGCCAAGCAAGCCGAGGACGAAGCCCTGAAGCTGGAACAGCTGAAGGCGGCGGTGCTGGAAAAGCAGAACGCCTTGCTGGAAGCCCAGAAGGAACGGACGGTGCGGGTATTCAATGCCGCAACCGGACAGTGGGAGTGGGAGGCCAACGCATCCTCGGTCAAGTCCGCACAGGACGCCTATGAAAAGGCAAAGGAGGACTTGGCGGAATATGAGCGGGAGTTGGCCCTTCAGCGGGAAATCGACGAGCTGGAGGCCAAGAAAAAGCTGATCGAGGAGACCTACGAGACCCTGAAGGACGAGTGGAAGCGGATCACGGACAGCTTACAGGACCCCACCCGGACCATTGACGACATTCTCAGCGACATTGCCAGAAACGGCACGCCCAAGATGCGGCAGCAGGTGGAGGAGGTCAACAACCTGCTGGGCAAGCTGAACCAGTACATTGCCGGGGCTATGAATGGGATCATGCTTCCCGGACAGACGATGCTGCCGGGAATGATGGGTGCGGCCGGGGCGACCGGCGGCTTCCATTTCGACTACACGAAGAATCCGGGGGGCGGCTGGACACAGACAGAAATGAACGAGGGGTTCAAGGAGGGGGACTCCGGCTGGAAGCTGGCAGACGGCAGCGACGCCAACCTGAATTACCGGGACACCACGCCATACGGAAAGGGTGTGAAGGGGTCCTTCACCGGCGCGGATATGAGCCGTGACCCAAAGTTGGCGGGGCGAACCGTTGAGAAAAACGGATATATCATCACGTATGACGAAAACGGCTATGCTAAGAGCGCCATCAACGTACATCAGGGAGCTGTCAATGGAAAACTTTCCGGGCTTTACACGAAGGTGGACGCGGACGGCAACGAGATGCACTACACGGGCTATGACAAAAACGTGGATTACAACCTTGCCATCAAGCAGGCCAAGGAGTCCGGGGCCGGGGAAGGGCTGATCAAGCAGTTAGAGACAGAGCGGCAGAACAAGATCAACGCCATGTACGGCGGCAAGGACCCGGACAGGGGAGGAAGCAGCTCCGGCGGAAGTTCTTCAAAAGGCGGTTCGTCCAGCTCGTCCGGCGGCAAGGGCTATGACAGCAATGTGGATTACTCTCTGGCCATCAAGAACGCAGAGAAGAGCGGAGCCAGTCAGGCCACCATCGACAAACTGAAAGAAGAGCGCCAGAACAAGATCAATGACAAATACAGTGGAAAAGACCCGTACAAAAAATATGACTCCGGCGGCATTTTGAAGGGTCTGGGGGGCATCAAGGCCACCAGTCAGGACGAGATCGTAATCCCGCCGCTGCTGGCGGAGAAAATGCTGGAGCCAAGCGCGGACAGCACTTTCCAAAAGCGGATGAGCGAGCTTGGATGGCTGTACGGTGCGGCGGAGCGGGGCGGCACCATGCCGGGGAAAACGGTGATGAGCCGAACCAGCTATGACCACTACGGAGACAGCTACAGCGTGAACGGCGTTCAGATCGGGGCGGAGGCGGCTGACCGGCTGACCGTGGCGCAGGTGATGCGGGCACTGAACAGCGGGGCCGGGAATCTGGGCCTTTACAAAAATTAAGGGAGGCGGGCGCATGGCATTATTCCAACCAACGAATATTTATCCCTCGTCCCTTGGGGAACTGGGAAACGGCACGGTTGATATTACAAAGCCGCTGGCGGTGAGCTGGCAGGTGAACGGCAACTCCGCTATGACCGCATTTTCCCTGACGATCTGCAAAAACGATGCGGCGTCCACACAGGTGTACACCACGGGGAAGCTGACGGAGGGATGTCCCTTCTATGGGATCGACTATGCGGGAAACACCGTGCTGTTTACCCACACCATTCCGGCTGACGCATTGAGCGGGGCCAAGATGGAGAACGGGCAGCAGTACAAGCTGATCATTAAGCAGTGGTGGGGGGAGACCGACGCAGAGAGCGTGACCCAGCGGAGCGCATCGGTCTTTCTGACGAGGGCGGACCCGGTACTGACCGTGGCCGCCATCCCCTCGCCGCTGACGGTGCGGAAGTACGCATTTACGGCGGCCTATTCTCAGGCGCAGGGAGACACGCTGAACTGGGTGCGGTGGATGCTCCGGGCAAAAAGCAGCGATACGGCGCTCTATGACAGCGGGCGCATTTACGGCACGGCGGAACTGCGGATGGAGTATGACGGCCTGTTTTCCGACACGGATTACGCCGTTCGCTGTCAGGTGCAGACGGAGAACGGCGTTCAGGCAGACACCGGCTGGGTGGATTTCCGGGTGGCCTACGCTACCGCCACCACCACCGGCGCGGTGGTGGCCTGTCCCAACTGCAAAAAGTCCGGTATCCGGGTGACATGGCCGGGGCTGTACGATGTGCAGGGCACGGCGGCAGGAGAAAACCGCATCCAAAACGGAAAGCTGGTATTGGGAGCGGATGGGACCGTGATCTGGGACAAGGTGACGGGGCAGCCGATGAACTACGCTCAGCCGTGGAGCTTGGTGTGGAGCGGGATGGTGGACGTGACTCTTGACAATCCCATTCTGACAGTGGGGCTGAATGGAGGCACTGCCGTCGTGACGCTGGGGAAGTCCGGCGTTTCTATGACGGTGGACGGCGTGGAGGTCTGGGAGGACGCCCTGCGCGGCGTAACGGCGGAGGACGAATGGACGCTGGTGATCACCGGCGGACAAATCTATCTCCGGCAGGTTACATGGGTCAACGCATTGTATCCCGCCGTGACCCTGTACCCCGGACCGAAACTGTATCCCAACAAGGGTACTCAGTCCGGCAACATTTTCAGCAGCGAGGTGAAGCTGGCGGGACGGTCCATTACCTCTTTGACGCTGGGCGGCGTCCAAACCTGCGACTATCTGTGGGTGACGGGTGAGGTTCTGGAAGCCGGTGTGTTGGACCAGATTCTGAGCCAGGACGGCTGGACGCCGGGGGCGTTTTCCGGGAACACACTATTCCAGACGGATTTTGCTGGAGGAGACTTACAGGCGGGGAATCTGGCTTTTAACGGGACACTGACGGGCTTTGCCATTTACCGCTACCACGAGGGGGAAGCAACGCTGGAACCGGTGGCACAGACGCCCCTTTCAGAGCGGGCCATTCTGGACTGCAAGGCGGTATCGCAGGAGACATACCGCTACTATATGTTTGGACTGGGGCAGACGGCGGACGGGCAGGAGGTTATCGTGACCAACGCTCTGATCTCCGACGCGGTGACGCCTATCTTCTGGGACTGGACGGTTCTGCAATGCACCACGGACGCAGATGGGGGCTATCACCCGGCGGCGATCTTCCGGTTCAGCCTGAACGTGGCCAGCGGGGAAATCAGCAACAACAACAGCCCCGGTGTGCTGGGGAATTTTACCCGGTATCCCACAGTACAGAGTTCCCCCAGCAATTACCGCTCCGGGACGCTCTCAGCGGCCATAGGGCACGTTCTGGCAAGCGGGGAGTATACGGATACCAACGAGGTGCGGAACGCCGTGTACGCCCTCTCAACCACGCAGGACACCCTGTTTCTGAAAGACCGGCGGGGAGACTTGTGGCAGATCCGGGCGGGCGGGGCCATTTCCATGAGCACCATGGACGGCAGCCGACAGCAGGTGCAGACGGTGACGCTGCCGTGGGTGGAGATCGGCTCCGCGGATGGGGCGCGTATCCTGCTCACATCGGGCGACGCTTTGTTTGCATAAAAGGGAGGCGATGCAGAGATGACCCAAGCGGAACGGATGAACGATTACCGAAAGATGCTGCGCCGGCCTTTTACCAAGCTGTGCCGTATGCGGTTTTTACAGCCGGACGGCTCCACGGCCTTCGCACTGGACAACAACCCCACGGGGCGCTTTGCCGGGGCGTTTATCGCGGATGGGAGCCTGTCCGTGAATCTGAACAACGGCCAGCGGCGGACGGCTACGGTGACGCTGGCGAATCTGGACGGCACGTTCGATTACAACATCAACCGGGTGTGGTTCGGGAACCGGATCGCACTGGACGAGGGTCTTGTGCTCAGCGACGGCACGGACTTTTACATCCAACAGGGGGTCTTTCTGGTGAAGGACCCAGTGGAGACGCTGGAACCGGCCAAGCGGACGGCGCAGTACAACCTGGTGGACAAATGGTCGGATCTGGACGGAACGCTTTTCGGCTATCTGGAAGGGACCTATGAAGTGAAAGCGGGGGTCAACGTATTTGACCCCATTGCAGCCCTTTTAAAGCTGGACCGGGGAAACGGAGAACCGGTGGACAATGTGGCCCCGGTATTCACGGAATACTACAACGGCAAGACGCAGGCCCTGCCCAACGGTTCTACGGCCAAACTGACGGACGCGCCCTACACTCTGCGGGTGGACAGTGACAACGGAAGCTATGCGGACGTGTGCCTGGGCCTTGCGGAAATGCTGGCGGCGTGGATCGGGTACGATGCTTCCGGCGCACTGCGGATCGACCCCTCTCAGGACGATATTCTGGACAGCGACAAGCCGCTGGCGTGGCAGTTTTCCCAAAGCGAGGCGGAGCTGCTGGGGACGGAGTACACGGAAAAGAACACGGAAGTGTACAACGATTTTATCGTCATTGGGGAAGCGGTGAACAACAGCCCGCAGGTGGCGGCACGGGCGCAGAACCTTGACCCGGCCAGCAGCACGAATGTAAGCCGGATCGGGCGCAAAACCGTGCGCTACCGGGCGGCGGGCTATTCCACAAAAAGACAGTGCGAGGACTTGGCTGTGTGGAAGCTGAAACGGTCCGCGGCACTGCAAAAGTCCGTCTCGGTTTCGTGCAGTCAGATCATGCACCTGAACGAGAACGAACTGATCTCCATTGTGCGGAGCGACAAGGCGGGGTCTCCGGTGGAGCGGCATCTGGTGCAGGGGTTCACAAGGCCCCTGACATGGAGCGGCCCCATGCAGATTTCCGCCGTGTCGGTACAGGATTTCCCCATGGCCACCGTGACGGGGTGGCCCACCTGAACAGTGAAGCAGCCCCAACGGGGCACCGGATCAAAAGGAGGAACTTTTATGAAGAAGAATCGTTGCAGAAAAACGGCCCTTTCTTTTCCTGAGAGGGGGCGGATGTAATGGCATATTCCAAAACCGTATGGGCCAACGGTCAGGCCCCAGCGCTGGACGCAGAGCATCTGAACAAGATCGAAAATGAACTGGAAGCCCTTGACCAACGCCCTATTGGGGGCGGGGGGACCACCTACACCGCCACCATCGGCACCACATGGACGGAGGACAGCAACACCGGGGTCAAGACCCAGAACGTGGCGATTCCCGGCGTTCTGGCAAGCCAAACGGCCACGGTGGACCATGCTTACACCGGCAGCGGGACAAGCGATGATTACGCGGCCTTTGTGGAGGCGGAAAACCAGTACCTGACCTACATCACCAACGGCTACGCAGAGACTTATGACGGCGGCATCAAGTTTACCATCTTCGGGGACGCCAACACGGTTGCAATCCCCATTGTTGCGGAGGTGAGCTGATGGGCCGGGTAACAGTGGCAGGTGGAAATCCGGGGATGAAGGTGCCGACAACGGGCATTCAGGCCGGGACGCTGGCAGTGGGGTCGGTTGTCAAGTTGATGGAGGGCGGAACGGCGGTTGAATATCTGGTGGTGAATCAGGGAATCCCCAGCAATTCCAGCCTGTATGACGCAAGCTGCGACGGGACATGGCTGTTGAGGAAGGATATTCACAGCGAGAGACAATGGAACACGTCCGATGCAAACAAGTACGAAACCAGCGCTATTAACACTTGGCTGAATGGGGATTTTTTCAGCAGTCTGGGAAGCGTGGAACGAGCCTCTGTCAAGCAGGTGAAGATACCGTATCGGGCTGGTGGCGGCGCTGGCGGCACCGACCAGAGCGGCGCAAACGGTCTGTCCTGCAAAGTGTTCCTACTGTCCGGTCCTGAAGTCGGGCTGGCTGGTAAGATCTATATGCCGGACAACGGTGCAAAACTGGACTATTTCAACGCAACCACCGGAACAGACTCCAAGCGTATTGCGTACCTGAACGGTTCGGCCGCCGACTGGTTGCTCCGCTCCCCGAACACCAACGACACCTACTACGTGTGGAACGTCGGCTCCAACGGCGGCTGCGACTACTACGTCGCATCCTTCTCGCGCGGTATCCGACCCGCTTTGGTTCTTCCCTCCACCGCCCTGTTTGACGCATCCACATTGATTCTAAAGGGGGTGGCATGATGGGACACTGTTTATTCATGCGAAAGGGCGAGGTGCATACGGCACCTATCCACCTGCCTTCCGGATACACAAAACTGGCGTATATCCAATCCAGCGGGACACAATATATTGATACCGGTGTCAAACCGGATCAAACATATACTCTGAAAATAAAATTTCAGACAACGCAAACGTCATCGGGTGGCGTTGCAGTCAGTGACCAGAACTGGCAATCAAACGGCTTCGGTCTTTGGTGCAATGCCGCCGTATTTGGGGATCAGGCGATGCAGAACGCTCCATTAAACGGAACAGACCCAATCGAGGCTGTGCTTAACCAAAGCGGCCTGACCGTCAATGGTGAACAAATATGGACACCGACAGCGGCAACTTTTGCGGTTCCTGCAAATATGACGTTGATGGCGCTCAACCGTAACGGTTCCATTGCTGAACAGCTGTCCGGAAAACTGTATTACGCACAGTTATACAGCGGAGATAGCCCAATCCGAGACTTTCTGCCCTGCAAAAACGCCAGCGGGGCGGTGGGGCTTTATGACCTTGTAGGCAAGCAGTTCTACGGCAACGCGGGGACGGGGGCCTTTACAGGAAGCGAGGTGGCATAATGGGCAAGGTGATTATGAGCGGCATTGTGCCGACGCTGAAAGCGCCGGTGACGTATCAAGCGAATTTTGCGGATAACGATTGGGCCACGATCATTAAAGCCTGCCACAAGAACCAAGTGCCGGAGACGTGGGTAGTTGGGAACCAGAAAGCCATGACGATTAACGGGGCAGATTACGTTATCGACATTATCGGCAAGAATCATGACGATTATGCTGATGGCTCCGGGAAAGCTCCCCTGACCTTCCAGCTGCATGAATGCTACGCGGACAGAAATATGATGAACGGTGGCAACACCAACAGAGGCGGCTGGACGAGCTGTGACATGCGGCAGACAAACCTGCCCGCCATTCTGGCGCTGATGCCAACGGAGGTACAGAACGGCATCCAAGAGGTGAATAAGCTAACCTCGGAGGGTTACCGGAGCACCACCATCAGCACCACGGCGGACAAGCTATTCCTGCTGAGCGAGATCGAGATTTTTGGCAACATCACCTATTCTGTAAATGGTGAGGGAACGCAGTACGACTATTACAAGGTGGGCAACAGCAAGGTGAAGAATTACAACGGTAGCGCGAACCGCTGGTGGCAGCGCTCTCCATACATTGGCAACTACACGAGTTTCTGCGCGGTCAGCAACAGCGGCCTCGCCGACTACATCAGTGCGAATGATGTGTATTGCATATCTTTTGCCTTCTGCTTTTAAGTGTCACAAAACAACTCCACCGGATCAATTCCGGGGGAGTTGTTTTCGGTGCCGCCACATTTCCCGTTTTTTCGACACGCCCTCTGTGGTACACTGACCGCAGAAGGGAGGGGAGACCATGGAGCAGCTGAAACCGGAATATCTCTGTCTGTTTCACGCCATTACGGAAGCCATTGAGGAACTGGAACGCCTAAAAGCGGACCTGATGGCGGCGCAGCGCAGGGCGGAGGCCCTTTACATGGAGCGCACGGACTAACCGTGCGCTCTTTTTATAGTTGTGCGGTCTTATGCAGACAAAAAAACACACTCTCGTGCGATCAAAACGCATGAGCGTGTGTTTTGGTTTCAGGGTGGGCGTGGGAAAATCAGGCGTAAAAGGCGGTGAGCTTGTCGGCGCTGCGCTTGGCTTGTAAGTCCCGTTCGGCAAAGACCTTCTTGGCGCTTTTCCGCCCGGAACGGTCCATGAGCCGCCCGGAATAACGCTGTGTGGTGATGGGACTGGCATGGCCCAATTTGGCTTGCAGTTCATTTTCAGGCATACCAGAATTGAGATCCAAACGGGAACCGACGTGGCGGAGATCGTGGCTGCGGATGTCAGGAACGCCGGTGACGGAGCGGACGTGACGCTCCACCAGCTCCGAAAGCCACTGTTTTGTGCCGGCCTTCCATTCCCCGGAACGGAGGGTGCCGAACAGGGGGGCGGTATCCGGGAGATCATCCGGGCGGATGCCGCTGGCGAGGTAATGGCGGAGGGCCACCACGGCGATGTCGGGAAGGTCCACCACCCGGAATTTATCGCCCTTGCCGTGTTCCACGCGGAGGGCGGCGTCCTCCAAGTCGATGTCCGCCGGGGTCAAGGCACGCAGTTCGGCGTTGCGCAGTTCGGTGGTCAGCAGCAGGATCACGATGGCGTAATTCCGGGGCCAGTTCTCCGGGTGGGTGGTGCGGACGGGGGAATCCCTCCATAGCTTGCAGACCTGCTCATCGGTGAGCAGCACGTCATAGGGGCGCTTTCCCAATTTGCGGAGGGAAGGCATCAGGTAGAGGGAAACAGGGTTTTGCTCATAAAAGCGATCCTCACCCAGTTCCGGGGAGCTGGCGTAGGTGAAGAAGGAGCGGAGTACCACCAGATGATACCGGACGGAGACAGGGGAGAGGCCCCGGTCAAAGAGATGATCCCGGTAGGCTTGCATGGTGGTGAAGGTGGGTTCCTCGGTGGAAAGGCCGCTTTCCACGAGGAAGGAATAGAAACTGTTGGTGACGGCGGCGTAGGCGGTGACGGTGCGTTCCGCCGCACCGCTGGCCTGCACGTTGCGGAGCCATGAGTCTAAGGCCGACATGACCCGGCGCTCCTGCGCAGAGGTTCTTCCCATAAAATCAGTCCTTTCCAGTTAAACAGGCGGGTATCAGGGGGTAGGGGTCAGGCGGCGGAGCTTTTCCACAGCGCTGACGATCAGAGGGACGGCGCCCAGAACATCATCTACGGTGACGGTATAGGGGAGGGTGAAACGGACGGCGGAGCGGGCGCGGTTGGCGGGGTAGCCCATGGCCCGGAGGACATAGCTGCCGTCAGCCTCCCCGCTGGTACAAGCGGAGCCGGAGGAAGCGTACACGCCCTCCGCAGACAGGGCCATGACAAGGGCCTGAGATTCCACGCCAAGGAAGGAGAGGTTGGCGTTGCCGGGGAGCCGGAGGAGCACGTCACCGGGGGTATAGGGGCCGTTGACATAGGTATCCGGGACGAATCTAAACAGATTGGTAATGAGCAGGTCCCGGCAACGGGCGATCCGCTTCATGTCGGAGAGCATATTGCCCATGCGGTCATGGAGGGCCGCTGCCATGGCGCAGGCGAGGGCCACGCTTTCAGTGCCGCCGCGCTTGCCCCATTCCTGACCTCCGCCACGGATCATGGAAATCAGGGGCGTGTCTTTCTTGACAATCAGACAGCCGATGCCGGAGATGCCGCCGAACTTGTGAGCGCCGAAGGCCAGATAGTCCACGCCAAGGGCCTTGAAGTCCACGGGGATCTGGCCCACAGCTGCGGTCGCGTCACAGGCGAACAAAGCGTTGTGGGCGTTACGCCGAATGGAGTGGATGTCGAAAATCTCGCCGGTCTCATTGTTGGCCATCATGTGGGTGAGGCCGGGGCGGTCCGTGCGGTGGGGATGATCCACGGGGGGATATTCCAGAACGGCGTGGTGCTCGTAACTGCGTGGGAATGTCAGCTTGCCGGTGTAGGCGCTCAAACTTTCCATCATCCAGTTGCAGGCTTCCGTTGCTCCGCTGGTGAAGTAGACTTCCTCTGGGAGACAGTTCAGGTCCTGAGCGATGGAGGCGCGGGCTTCCTCCAAGGCGATCTTTGCGGCAACGCCGCAGGCGTGAAGGGCGCTGGGGTTGCCAAGGGGCAGGGCGCGGGTGAACGCCTTGACTGCGGCAGGGGAGGGCGGTTCGTGGGCCGCCGCGTCGAAATAGTAACTCTTGAGCATTTGGGATTCCTCCTTGATCTTTCCTGTATTCTATCTTTATTGTACCAGCCGCAGACAAGGGGCTTTTTGACAGAATACTTGACTTTTCACAAGGCCCGCGCCATAATGAATTTGGCGAGTCCCTGCGGATATTTGCCGTTTTCCTCATGCTGTCCGTCCGGCAAGATAGAGCAGCATGGGGAATTTTTATATCGGTTTGGCGGTCGCCAGTAGGGTGATCCCGCGCTCAATGGCTTCCGTTTTCGTGACATTCTGCTCCCGGCAGTAGGTTTCTAAAATCTGCTGGCTGCGGTCATTGATACGGATGCTGATTTTGTGAGAGCGGGGGTTGTCTGTGGGACGGCCCAGCTTTGCGGCAGACATGGGGATGATCACCTCCTATTTTGTCTGGCATAAGTATCATAGCATTTTGTCTGGCAAAAGTCAAGGGCCGGAACAAAGAAAAGGCCGCCCGGAAGGGCGGTCTTTTTCAATCGTTATCCGATAATGGCGTTCCCGTTTTTAAAGCCTTTTTCAGTGGCGGTATAGGTGACAACAAAATCACTGCGGATCATGGCTCCATAGGAGTTTTCCGCATCCACCCAGCCTGTGACCATATACTCACCGTTTCCCAAATGGGTCACGGTGGCATCCGATAGCTTGCAGAATTTTGCGGTGGACGGGGCTTTCAGGTAGTCCTCTACGATCAGCGTTGCGCAGTAAAAGGCGTCATCGTCGGAATGGCGGGCGGTATTGATTGTAGAGGAGCTGCCGGAGGACGAAGATGAGGACGAGGACGGGGTGTGTTTTGAGGAATGTCCGCTGGTCTGCGTGGTTGGGGTGGTGGGGCTTTTTGCGGGGACCGGTTGATTTGCGGAAGTCGCCATTACGCCAATGATGCAGAGAACAACCAGGCACATTGCAAAAATAAACCCTTGCTGAACCTTTTTATCATGCGCTGCTTGCGGCTCCGGGTCCACTGCGGGGGCCGATGCTTCCGGGGCAGGGGCAGGACGCTGCTCCGATTCCTGCACGGGCGGGTTTTCCGGTGCTTTTGCGGTTTCGCTGAGAATGACAGATACGGGGCAGCCGCAATGAGGGCAGCGGTCCGCCTTGTCGCTGACCATGTTGCCACATTCGGTGCATTTTATCAGTGCCATATCAAAAACCTCCCAAATTCCTGATGGTTTGACCATATCGCATTTTGCGGGAGAAGTCAAGCGCCTGTGAAAAAGCCGCCCACCACGGGCGGCTTTGCTTTTTAACTTGCTTACAACTTGCTTAGAGGTTGCTTAAATATTGCTTAGACTTTGCTGATTGTTTGCTGATTTGTTTGCTTATTGGATTTCTCCGCGCCAGTATGCCGCGTTTTCTTCCTCTGTCGGAAAGTCAGGAGAGAGTCCCCGCTTGCGGCGGTTCCGCATCCATCCGCTGTAAATCTTCATATCGCGCTCGTCGATGCTGTATCCGATCCCTCGCTCGGAGCGGTTGTGAACCAGCAGCGGGCGTTGATAGTTTGGGTTCCTCGCACGCAGAACCTCATATTCGCCAACAGGATTTTCGAGTTTCCAACCGCTTTGCACCAGATACGTTTTCAGATCGGACAGCATCCCGTGTCTGACCGTTACTCTGTTTTTCATTGGTGCCTCCATTTAAAGGTTCTGGAACGTGGCGTCGAACATGACCACGCCGTTGGATAGATCGGAGTAGGGGATGCCCACCCAGACGGTCTGTCCGACGGTGAGACCGGAGAGGGACGAGGCGTATGGCAGATTTAGCACGGTATCGTCAAAGGGAAGCTGGACGGCCACGGTGCCGCCGCTGGGGGCTGTCTTTACGGTGGCCTTTTCCAGACGGAGGCAGGAGCGGGTAGCGTCCGCCACTTTGGGCTGGAAGTAGTTGTTCCAGAGGCTATCAGCCAGCGCTTTCATTTCGGCGTTTTGATTACTCATGCAGTGCACCTCGTTATTCCGCGCCGGTCAGACGGGCCTCCACCAGCTCCATGCCCCGGCTTTCCAGATAGGAGATCAGAAGCAGGCGGGCGGCTTCCTCGCTTTCGGCGTCAACGGTATGATCGAACATCCGCAGCTCTCCCGCCTTGGTCTCGGCGGTGACGCTGAAGGCGAAGTCCCGGCGGATGACATTGGTTTTCAGGTTCATGTGGTTTCCTCCGTGATCCAGATTTCAGAGACGGTAAAGGTGAAGCAGATGCCCCGGTCCGTTTTGTCGGTCTGCACGGTGTCGCACTGGCAGAACAGGAAAGAGAGGGCCTGCCGGATGGTGGAATTAAGGACCACAAGGGGAGTGGGAAATTCCAGCGCAACGGAGGCGTTCTCCCGGTTCTCATAAGGTGGCTGATCCAGCAAGCGGACCTGGGGGACCAGACGGTCGATCTTCCCGGCGGCCTCCCGCAGGGCGTTGTATCGGTTCATGGCGGTGGGGTTCATGATCTTCATTGTAAAATTCTCCTTTACCTTTAGGCGTGTAATTCCTTTTACAGAAAAATTATAGGCGCTTTTGCATGGAATGTCGAGATAAAAAAGGGAGGAACCTTTTCCAAAACGGAAACCGTTCCCCCTTTTTCGGTATGAGTATGGTCTTGATTAAAATTCTTGCGCTGACGGCCCCACAAGCGGCCTGAGAGATAAGAGAGAGGCGAGGGGCTGAAAACTACCCCACGAAACTCAAGGGGCGCTTACAGGGCTTCTGTGGGCGATTTACGAAATTGGGGTATCAGCCGTTCAGGGCGTCCTTCAGGGGCTTTGCGGGGCGGAACACTGCAACCGTCTTGGCGGGAAATTCCTTTTCCTCGCCGGTGCGGGGGTCTTTCCCCACCCGTGCTTCCCGGTGCTTCACGGCGAACTTGCCGAAGCCGGGGACTTTGACCTCGCTGCCGCCGATCAGGGATTCCTCGATGACGGTAAACAGGGCATCCATCATGATGGCGGTATCGTGTTTGGTGTGACCGGAACGCTCCGCCACGGCGGCGATCAATTCAGTCTTGTTCAT